TAAAAGCCCGGAATTGGAAACATTTTTGTAAAATGATTTAGAGAATAAAAACCTCTAAATATGTAGTAATGGATATCACCCGCGATTTCTTCGAAGGGATACAGAAAGAAGTCAAATATGCTCAACAGTATTCGGATGTCGAGTTAGAAGCGAAATATGTCAAAGATATCGAAAACACAAAATTTAAAGAGCTGTTAAAGTTTTATCGCAAGAACAAGCGAGAATACGTCGAGTCTAATTCGACAACCTTGGACATCAGCGTGAACAGCCTGAACGGAAGCACCCGGACAACTATTACTGGGTGTGACAGTGTAAGGACCTATTGCATATCTAATGGAAAAGAATTACCAGACGATGTGTCAGTGATGAGGAAGACCCGAATAGATGGTCACAATGCTATACATTTAAACGAATCGAATGATTCGTTTGATTTCAAACTGAACATAAAGAAAGAGGCACCTGTACACGAAGCAGTGAATTCAGCCGGTGAGGACTTGCATTACCGACTAAAGAGACGGTGTTCATTCCAGAGCAAGAGCATGCCATTTCGAATCGATCTAACTTCAGTGAGAACTCTGAACGGAGAATTCAGCGAAAGTGCACTTGTGAATTCGGTTGAGAGACGGGAACTCGAGATTGAATACATCTTTTCGGGAAGTGAAAGCAAAGGTAAATCAGAATGGAGAACGCACACGGAGGGATTCATAAAGGCAATGTACACTGTGATGTGCGTCATACATAATACGGCATACGTGATAGGAGATCAAACAAGGAGCACCGTATTGAAAAGTTACAAGAAATTACTGAACATTGATCCCAATAGAGAGTTAGATCAGAGTTCATACATTTCATATAAACCGATAACGCTACAGCTATCAAATTTCGACAGGAAGGGTGCCGGGATACCTGGAAATGTTTTGGAGAATTATGCTATAACGGAGAAGGCGGACGGGGAACGGAAGCTAATTTACATACACGCCGGTAAACTGTATTTTATAAACGACAGGTTTGAAGTGAGATATACTGGGATACGATTGACGAAAGAGAACACATCTGGTGAATGCATAATTGACGGGGAATATGTGAAGAAGACAAAGTTAAAAGGCAGTTCTGGTTTGGATTCAGACATATTTTTAGGTTTCGATATATACTACTATAACGGAGAGGACATACGTTCACTCCATTTCGATGACGGGAGCAAGGTGAGCGAAGGGAGATATTCGAAATTAAAAGGAGTCATGAAAGGAATTCAGAGTCAGAGTGAAGGATATGAAGCCGCAAAGATATTGTTTAGATCTAAAGAATACAAGTTCACAAAAGACGGAAGCATATTTGAGAACGCGGACAAGATATTAAACGAGGAATCGTATAACTACGAGTATCGTATCGACGGTTTAATCTATCAGCCCGCGAACCTTGGCAGTGGTTTCCTCTACGAACGCTCAGGAGAGAGCTTGTTAAATCGAAAGAATGTGGAAATGTCGAAGAACTTATCATTGACGTGGTCCAGAGTTTTCAAATGGAAACCGCCCTTAGAGAACACGATAGATTTTATGATAGTGTTTAGTGTTTATCCCGGGGCTACTGTAACGAATTGCAAGCTATGCGTCAAGGACAACATATCCAACCGTCTGAGCTCTGTGACCGACACCTTATTGGGGCGATCCGCGAATGTTCAACGGAATACGATATTTGCCGAACAGGAAGTTTCCCTAATGGAGTTAAACAGTTATGTGATAAAGAGTTCAGACATCGTCGAATTCAGGTTTACCGAGAGTGACGATAGCTCTTGGAGGGACCAATCTGGAAAACTGAGGAGTGGTCGCTGGATGATTCACCGAAAGCGGCAAGACAAGATTGATATATTTCGTATGAAGAACAGTGATATTTTGAATCGAAATTTGAATCTGTATGTTGATGCGAACTTACAACAATTGGACCTAGGTGGTTCAGCGAACGCTGCGAAGACAGCGAACAATGTTTTCACGACAATATCTCACGAGCCTGTATCTATACAGGTTGTCACGGGGCAATCAGATTTGGAACCATCAAAGATGACATCGCAGTATTATGTAAATTCAACACAACGGAGAGATTTATTGCTGCATGAGATGTTACTGTTCCACAATCGTGTGAAGGAGAAGTTAATACATAGATTCAGTGGTGATTTGGTGGATGTGGCATGTGGAGTGGGTGGTGACATATATAAGTATAACCAGAAATACCGTAGGGTATTGGGCTTTGACATCAGCTATGATGGTATTTACGGAAGTTCCCAAGATTCTGCGTGGTCGAGATACTCAAAAATGTGCAGAACGTGGAGGGACAGCAGATCGAGCAAGAATCCGATCCCGATGTTATTTCTGAGTCATGACATGGGTAAATCGATACATTCCGTCATAGAGAGGGATACGGGGGACAAATCAAGAGACGACTTAAACGAACTATCGAGATACATTTTAAACCGAGAACCGTATGAACTGAAATTCGAGGTGGGTGACCCATCCACGGTCGAAAAGGTAAAAAAGAGACTAGACCCTTACCGGGAACTTTTGCAAGCCACGAAGTTTGACGTAGTGAGCTGCCAGTTTGCTTTACATTACTTTTTTGCGTCGGATGATACACTGGAAGCGTTTTGTGTGAACGTCAGCAGTTTGCTGAAGGTTGGTGGACATTTCATAGGGACGTGTTTTGATGGAAGAAAATTGCACTTGGATTTAACGAGTGATTCGAACGGGCAACTAGAAGGCAAGGTTGATGGCAATGTTGTTTGGAGGATATGCAAGGGTTATGAAGGCGATTATGAAGTCGAGAAAGATAAGTGTGGATTTGGTGTGGATGTATACATTGAGAGTATAGGCCAATCTCGACGCGAATATCTTGTGGACATGAACCACCTAGCGAAGAAGCTAAAAGAGCACAATATCATATGTGAAGAAGTCAAGTCATTTGAGAGTGAATTCGATGACAGTATGAAAAAGGAAACGGTAGACATCAGACGCCTAAGCGGTATGTATCAATGGTTTGTGTTCAGAAAGGCTATGCCTAAATAAGTTTATTTGCGACGACGAAGACGATCAATAGATTCAAGCATATCGTGTAGATAGCTGTGAAATTCAGTATATCTTTTTTGAGCTTATGTTTATCGTCATTTTTGCACAATTGATTTATGAAGATCATCATCATTGTGACAATCGCGGTCATAAATGATGCGAATGCGATGAGGAAAGTCTTTGGATAGTTTACCATAGTGTGGAAGAATCCCACGAGTATGGAACCGAGTACGAATATGAGAACGGTATCGAGCACCTGGTCAATGAAGAAGTCATTTTTATCATCAAGTAGAATACCCATTTTATAAATGAAGAAGATAAATATCTCATTACAAAGGAATATGAACTACTCTAAGATCGGCGAATTTGCGAGTTGGACAGAGAACAGCAAATTGATGATGGGTGTATCGATATTATTATTCAATTTCGGTTCCAAATACATAGTTCAGGACCTTTCAAAGTCACACGAGGTATTTTTAGGTTCTACGATAGTGAGGCGATTAACCGTATTCAGTATGTTTTTTGTAGCTACGAAGGACTTAAAGTTATCAATAATGATGACAGCTGCATTTATAGTTTTAGCGCTCGGATTATTCAATGAGAAGAGCACAATCTCAGTATTACCTGCATCATTATTTGACGATACCGTAACGGAAATGGAATACAATCTGGCGAAGCAATTGATCTCGAAATATGAGAAAGGAAAAGCGACGTGATATGATTTTCTTTTCAGTACTTGAATAATTTCAAAAAACCCTAAACATGACTCACAACGACGCGCACACGACAGCCTCCGCGATGTCTTCCAGCGCGACGCCTGGTGTGGAAACCAGCGAGGCCATCCCTGGCCTTCTCGACGACATCGTCATCACGCACGTTCTCAGGTCTGAGAATTTCGACGACCCCGCCGATCTCGCACGACTTCCAGCGGTGAGCCGCGCGATGCGCGACGCGGTGGCGGCGACGGGGCCTCAGTTTATGGAGCTTGATGAAGAGGGAGCCGTGATGCTCGGATGTGTAAGCGCCGTGGAGCGCCTGTGGCGGGGAGGGCGCCTGTCGCGTCAATTACTCCGTTGTGCGGCAGCGGCGAGCGGTGGAGACCTCGAAAAGTTGATGGCGTTGCGCGCTGACGGCTGCCCGTGGGACAAGGATACGTGCTACTACGCGGCGAGGGGCGGTCACATCGATGTGCTTCAGTGGGCGCGCGCGAACGGCTGTGAATGGGGCGATGATACGTGCCGGGGAGCGGCGGAGGGCGGGCACCTCGAGGTGCTGCAGTGGTTGCGCGAAAACGGCTGCCCATGGGACGTATGGACGTGCGCGTACGCGGCGGACGAAGGGCACCTCGATGTGCTGCAGTGGGCGCGCGCGAACGGCTGCCCGTGGAACGAGGAGACGTGCACGAAGGCGGCGAAGGGCGGGCATCTCGAGGTGCTGCAGTGGGCGCGCGCGAACGGTTGCCCGTGGGACAAGTGGACGTGCACGAAGGCGGCGAGCGGGCATCTCGAGACACTGCAGTGGGCGCACGCGAACGGCTGCCCATGGAACGAGGAGACGTGCGAGGTGGCGGCGGAGGGCGGGCATCTCGAGGTGTTGCAGTGGGCGCGCGCGAACGGCTGCCCATGGGACCAGGAAACGTGCGAGGGGGCGGCGATTAGCGGGCATCTCGAGGTGCTGCAGTGGGCGCACGCGAACGGCTGCCCATGGGACGAGGATACGTGCGCGTGGGCGGCGAGAGGCGGGCATCTCGATGTGCTGCAGTGGGCGCACCGAAACGGCTGCCCGTGGGACGAGGAGACTTGCACGGGTGCGGCGAGGCACGGGCATCTCGAGGTGTTGCAGTGGGCGCGCGCGAACGGCTGCCCATGGAACGAGGAGACGTGCGAGGGGGCGGCGGACGAAGGGCACATCGAGGTGCTGCAGTGGGCTCGCGCGAACGGCTGCCCGTGGGACGAGATGACGTGCGCGGCGCGCGCTAACGGCTGCCCGTGGGACCAGTTGGTGCGCGAGTACGCGAGCGGACACATACTAGACTGGGCGGTGGCGAACGGCGCACCCTAATACATCGCGTTCCTGGAGAATATCTGACCGCCGCGACCCGTCTAGTTCCGCATAGTTCTGTAGTATTTTGACAGCTGATATTTTTTTTCTCATATCAAAGTATCAAAGTATTGAATGCAGTGTGCGCCAAAGGCAACCGGTGACGACGTAGACGATAACTATACATGTTTTACTTATGACCAGTTAAAGAACATAGCTGTAAAATACAACAAGCGGCAAGATGACAAGAAAACTCGAATAGTTGTTTCGAAAGAGAAGAACAAGTTATGGAAGAACATCAATCGTAAGATGAGACGTATTTGTGACGACGATGAATCTTGTTGGATCAATAACGACACGGAACTGAAAGAGCGATTCCGACCGAAGGCCCCGTTGGAATGGAAGAGGAATCCTCGAACGTGGCTATCGAACTTTGATATCTACAAGGTGTTAAAACAATATGAGAAGAAATACCCAACTTTTGAACACGTAGGGGTGTTTCCAAGAAATTATGACGATTTGTTGTTAGGGCAGTGTGTATCCGATGAGTTATGTAACATAAATATGAAAGAGTTATTGGGGAGGAGAAAGTATCAGCTGGGTATAGTATTCAATTTAGACCCTCACGATCAACCTGGTTCACATTGGGTAGCTGTATACATAAACATATCGAATTCTGAGAAGAGGGGTTTTTATTACTACGATTCCAATGCGGACATGCCATTTTCGTACGTGAAGAGGCTTTATGAAGACATAAGATTGCAGTTAAAGTCACTAGGAGGACGGGAATTCAAATTTCATGCGAACGACGTCAAGCATCAATTCAAGAACACTGAATGCGGTATGTTTTCGATAAATTTCATAGTGGAGATGCTGAAGAGAGGGAACACTTTCACGGATGTAATAAATGGTAAAATAGATGATGAACATGTGTTCAAACTAAGAGCGTTGTATTTCAACAACTAGGTAGCGGCTGAATTCTTCTTTCTCAAACCGATGTGATCATTTTAGTGCTAATACACATGGACTGAATTTCCTGTAGCATGAGCTTACTTGCGTAAGGTATTCTAACTTCTGCGAAGTTAGTGGTATTATCACAATTATGACATTGATAAATATTTTTATCGGGGTTAACATTTGCGGAATTGTTGCATTTTTTGCAAATGAAGAGCCTGTAATTATCAGAGCATTCCATAAGCCGCTCTTTAAGGAATTGAAGTGTCCCATGAGCCCACGAGCACTCTACTTCCATTTCCCCGAGTCTGAGCCCACCCGCTCTAGCCCTACCCTCCGACGGTTGTCTAGTCATCAGTACAATAGGTCCAGCGGACGATCGCGAGTGAATTTTATCAACAACCATGTGCTTCAGCCTTTGGTAATAGGTTGGTCCGATAAATATTTTTGTTTTGATTTGCTCGCCTGATCTTGAATTATACAATATTTCATTACCATGAGCTTCCAAGTTGCACTCTTCTTCGAGGCATTTTGAGATAGAGTCGACGCTGAGATCAGTGAATGGTGTTGCGTTACCGTAGCATCCTTTAACAGTGCATGCTTTTCCCATGATAGTCTCAATAAGTTGAGCGATAGTCATCCGTGAAGGGATAGCGTGTGGATTAATAATGATATCAGGAACGATACCATCTTTTGTGAATGGTAAATCGAATTCGTCATAGACCATACCGATACTACCTTTTTGTCCATGTTTGCTGCTAAGTTTATCTCCGATGGTAGGTTCTCTGTAATTACGGATTCGAACTTTATTAAAGGTGTAACCTTCAGCGGTGGAGTTAGTGAAATGACTTTTACCAATCACGTCAACGAATCCGTATTCGTTATCTTTGAGAAGGACGCTAGTATCCTTGTATGAGATGGATTCGTTAGTTTTGATAGGCATGCATTTACCGATAATAGCATCACCTGGCTTAAGGAATGTATTTAGCGGCACGGTGCCATCATCTTGAAGATGATCATACCTATTTTTTTTGAATTGATTTTCATTTGGAATGAGGTTATTTGGATTGACGAACAGTTCTTCTTCACCGGTGCTGAGGTTTTTAGAACATTGATCTTTAATAGTGCGATAATAAGTACTTGCGAACATTCCTCTTCGCACGGAGCTTCTATTCAACATGATAGAATCTTCTTGATTGTAGCCAGTCCATGTTGCGATAGCGACGATAACATTAATCCCGCAAGGTATTTCGTCAGCGAATATTTTCCGAGCGATCTGTGTATTGCAAAGAGGTTTTTGAGGATAGTTCAAGACGTGCGCCAATGTATCGAGTCGTTTACGAAAGTTAGATGCGTAAATGCCAACTGCCTGTTTTCCCATGGCACTTTGGTAGCAATTTCTGGGTGCTTGATTATGGTCAGAGAACGGTATATTGCTCGCCATAACTCCCAAAATAAGACTTGGGTGAATTTCCATATGAGTGTACTCAACGTTTTTTTTAAGATCGTCAACACAAGTCGCGATGAGGCGACTATTAGCTTCTTCGACGTCGAGATATTCGACGATGTTCATATTTTTACCCGAAACATTTGAGATCATATCGTTCCATGTGATATCCCCTGCTTGAAGTTTGGCAACGTAATCTGTATCGAAGTGTAGCTTATTATTTTTTCCGAGGACATAGAGAGGTCTAACACATCGCCCACCTTCGGTTGAAATTTTGATAGCATTATTCGGGATATCCCAAACGACAGATGTGTATGGGTTAATAGAAGCGTTTCTTTTAGCTTCGATCAGAACGGAGAAGAGTATTTCCGCATCTGTGTGAAATCCAATAATTTTTCCATTGAGTGTAACGGAACTATTATCGTACATTTTGTGGACGATATCGAAATCGAATGGGACGACATTGTGAGAGAGTATAAATTGTAATAGGAACTCTGCATTGGAAGCGATAGTGATTTTCGCCGCGACAGCGAGATTTTTAACAAGTCCAACGGAGCCACCTTCTGGTGTTTCAGCCGGACAAATAATACCCCATTGAGTGTTATGTAGCTTTCTTGGCTGAATCAATTTCCCAGATTTTTCGATAGGAGTATTAACTCTTCTCAGGTGTGATATTGTTGCGTAGAATGTCAGTCGATTAAGCACCTGTGCCACCCCTTGTTTAGAATTAATATTTTTAATCCCCCAGTTACCTGTAGCCAATCCATATTTAAGGCCACTTTCGATAGTGGTCGGTTTAATAATTTTGTAAATGTTGTGATTATTGATGAGGTGGTCAACATTTTGAGTGGATTTCCACATGCCGCTGTTAAGTTCTTTATAGATGGTATTTTTGCAATCTTTGATCATTTTTCCGTAATACTGTCGGAAGAGATTAGCGAGCATGACGCCTGGAGTATCGACCCTTTTGTTCAAATAGCTATCACGATCGTCGAACGGTTTAATGCCCACATGGCATAGAAGTAATTTTCTCATCATAAAGCCGAGGTAAATAGCCTTATCATGAAAACTTTTGCCGACGTGTGGCAAGAAATCGTTTTCGAGAACATTCAAAAGTATTTTAATTTTTTTGTGCTTATGATTGAGTATTTCTCTAGGATACCCCGCGACATTAAGGTATCTGCTCAAGAATTCCAAAGCTTGAGATTGTGTATTAACGGTAGACGCTTCATGAACACAGCCTGCGAGCTGATCCATCAAGACCATGCTATCATTTTTAGTGGTATCGTGAACGATAGCTTGTATAATCATTTTATCAGTTTCAATTCCGAGTGCTTTGAAGAGAATAAAGATAGGCACATCTGTTCGTATATGGTGAATATTAACGCGAAAGAGTCTACCGAATTGATTAGACTTAGAGGTCATTTTAATAGATGTGAGCTTAGGTGGACCGAAAGTATGGGTTGGGCACGATCTTATTTCGGAGATAATACTGTATTGTGTGGATTTAGAATCCAAAAAGACGAAAGTTTTATTTTCGGAGATTCTGTCGTGGCAGATGACAACCTTTTCGTTTCCATTAATAACGAAGTATCCACCGTAGTCGTACTTACATTCACTTGTCATCTGAGCGACGTAAGCTGGATCATGAATATTTTTAAGTACGCAACACGTGGACCCTACCATGATAGGTATTTTACCGAAAGAGACATTTTTAAGAGTCTTAACAGATTCATTTGAATCGGACTCACTGTCTCCATAATATTTATGTGTGATCTGAATATCACATGAAAGATTAGAGGAGTAGCAAAAATTGCGTTGACGTGCTTCCAACGGGGTCATAATTTTCACCAAGCCATCTTTTTCATTGATGATGGGCTTAGCAAGTTTTGGAGAGAGAACCTTAAGTTCAATTATGTGCTTAAAATCGTTTAAGGAAGGCATGAATTTATGATAAATTTTGATGTCGTTAAATCCGTCAATGATGTGTTCGATTTTGTTAGTGACGAAGTCATTGTAAGATTCCAATTGGTGTGCGATGAGGTTTTTACTGATCGACTGTTTATCATTTCCGAACAAGCAGTTCACAGATTTCCAAGTATGCTGCTGAAATTCTTCGTTGTTCATTTCATGTACAGGGAGCAGGATATGATATATTAAATGTGCGATTTCTTAAATAGTTTTCAAAAAAATGGACTTAAGGATAATTGGAGAAATGTCATGAATGGTAAATAGTGTATACCATTTTGCGGACATTCACATCAGGTGTGGTGATGACAAGACGTGTTCCCGATATAACGAATATCTATCAATATTCGAAGAATTGCGTCAATTTTTTTCCGAGCGAGACACGACAGGTTGTATAGCCGTAATAGCGGGAGATGTGTTTCACATGAAAGGAAGGGCGGACGTTTTTGCGATCACAATGTTAAACTGTTTCATAGGATGCTTTCCGAAGACGATGTGTATATACATACTCCGAGGGAATCACGATGTAGTGCAACAACGTCCGAATGATCCTGATTTATTGGAAGTGTTGCTAGAGCAGTACGAGAATGTGACATATATAAAAGAGACGACTGTATTCAAGGTTGGGGACGTCGGATTTGGATTAGTGGATATAATGGATGTTTTGGAACCTGGTACGAGCTCTGGAAGACAGGTAGATAGTTTACCGAAGTTTCCCTCGGCACAAACCGATGTCAGTTTAAACGTGGCGCTTTTTCATGGTACGATAGTGAAGTGCAAGTTACAGAATTATTCACAATCTGTGGAGGGTGTACCGTTGCGATGGTTTGAGGGATACGACATTGCGATGTTAGGTGATGTGCATTTACGACAATTTCACGGTATTGGAGATCAATTTTCGGAGGGGGGTTTAAGTTGGGGGTACGCTGGTTCGTTGGTGCAACAGAACTATGGCGAGGAGATAATACATCATGGTTTTCTGGAGTGGGACCTGAAAGGACGTAAGGTATTAAAGCACACTGTAAAGGCGCCAACTGGATATTTAAAGCTAAGAGTGTGTGATGGTTCAATTCAAGTGATGAACAACAGGGACATGAGTCTAGAGGAGATATTAGAGAGTGATTTATGTCCGAGACGATTAGAAGTGCGAGTATATGGAGCACTTAATATAGATGCGATGAACTACATAAGATCGACGATGGAAGGGAATGGCATACGTTATGATATCACGCAGATGAACCATTCGTCGTCCGACGACATTGAGAATAGAAGTTCATTTGTGGAGAATTCATCGATAGTGAACTTCAACACGAAAGCGAGTTGGCTTCGACATATAGAAAAGGACGAGTGTGTATCGTGGTATAGTGGCTGGAGGGAATTATTAAATGACACGACGAGATTTCGAATAAGTTTACCCGCGGGTATATTTTCAACGTATGTGGAGGACAAACTACACAAACGAGACAAGGAGTTAGAGTGTATTATGAACATAGATACGGAGCTAGGAAGTTTCAGAGCGTCGACGTTTAGAATATCATTCATAAAGTGGGCATGGATGCTATGTTTTGGTGGCGAGAATCATATAAATTTCGGAGATATCAATTGGTATACGACCTTAATATCGGGTGCCAATGCGGTTGGTAAGACATCATTACTAGAGTGTATATTAATAGGATTATATGGGGAGACCAGTCCTGGGAAGAGTACCAGTGCGAACTCTGGATCCATAATTCATTGTAGGAAGCCAAAAGGCGAGAAGGCTTACACGACGCTGGATTTCACATTAGGTGAGAACGACTACACGATACACCGATCATTTCGTTTGGACAAGGATTCGAATAAGATAAAAGAGTGTGAAGTGCGATTAAGTTCACGAGCTTTAGAGAGTGATCTATCTGGTGCCAGAACGGTGAACGATTGGATAAAGTGCAATTTATGTTCAATAACGGATTTTTTACAGTCAGTAATGTTGTGTCAGACGGATGCGAAAGATTTCTTCCACATGAAGTCATCTGAGCAGTTAGTAAAGATCGAGAGAGCTCAGAGCATGGAAGCGGTGAATATGTTCAATTCATTATTGGAAGTAGGGAAGAAGACTTATATATCAGCGACGAATTTTTTAGAGGAGATAGTGTCGAATGATTTATCAGAGCTAGCCCCGTATACACATATTCAACTGATTGAAGCGCGCGCGGAGAGTGATCGTATATCGGCGGAGGTAGAACGCAACGACGAAGTGCTGAGTAAAGCATCGAGAGAGTTGCACAAGTTTGAGAAGGAAGATTTAGTGCTGGACGTTTCGGACATAAATGAGAGGATATTGAAGCTACGAGTCAAATCATCGAACTTTACGACGGCTTATTCGAAAGAGGAAGTTTTGATAGAGAAGGGGAAATTGATAGGAATAGATGACAAACTAAGGGGTATAGAGTTGCGTGATATAGACGCGGAATACTCGAAGAGATATATGATCGATCACGAGTTATTAACCGTGAGGAGAGATGAGTTGCAAGACATTTTGACGAAGTCATTGTGTGCGAGGGAGAATGAGCAACATGAGTTAAACAAGTTACATGAAGATTTGCGCAATATTCCGTTAGAGGGTGACTTTGATATAGAGAGTGCGACAACGAAGCGTAAGACTTTAGATCAACTTATTCCGAACGAGGGGAAGCTATCGAGAAATGTATCAAAATTACAAAGCTACATAGACAAGTATATAGAAGCCGATGAAGGTTATCTGGAAAGTGAAGAAACATGTAAAGAACTAAACGAATCGATAGACAAAGTTATTTCGAGGGATATTCCATTCAACCCTTTGTGTGAAGCATGTAATGGTCAGCCTTGGAGAATTGAACAATTATATTTGGAGACTCGATCAGCCGCGGAAGAAGTCAAGATGAAATCATTCGAAGAGAAACTCGAGCAGATGAGGCCGTTAATTTCGGAGAAACGGGAGAGATTACAGAAGAACATGGATCAATTATCTTTCATAAGGAACACAAATCGACAAGACTTACTTGTATCGATAGGGAATTTCAATGAGCGACGAGGGATACATTCAAAGATAGAGGAGAGGTTGCGAGAGGTATCAAAGTCGACCGATATAATAGAGGAGACGAAGTGTAAGAAGAGGAATTTGGAAATAGAATTAGGAAGAATGGACAAAATAGCTGACCATCGTTTAATTGTGGAAAGTGCGAGTAGCCTAGGTAGTTTAAAGGACCTTAGAAACATCGAGCAAGTTTTACAAGAGATAGAGGAGCGTGAATTAAATGCTGTCAAATTAGAATATTGGGAGGGTATTTTGCGGTCGAAGGATTTATATATGAATTCACGGCTTTATGAGGAGAATGCATTGCGATTATGTGATTCGTACAAGGCGATATCAGATCGTATAGAGGAGTATGAATTGCTAGAGATGAAATACGACAAGCTAAGGAGACGTACTGACTACATCACGGAGCTAAAAAGTAAATCTGTAACGATTTCGGGAATATCTGAGTCTTTCAAATCGTATCGTCAGGACATTTTCAACACCATGCTTCTTCCGTTTGTATGTAACAAAGTGAATGCATTAATCGAGGACGTATCAACGAATGATTCACTTAGTTTATCGGGTACATTGCAGACGAGGAATACGAAGGCTAGATTGGACGAGATCGAATGGCGTGTATGTTTTGATGGTTCTTCATTGCCGATAGAGAAGGCATCGGGTTTCCAGAGGGCGATCATATCATTTGCGATGGTGATAACGTTAAATTCGATCAACACTCGACTAAAGAATGATCAATTGTTTGTGGACGAGGGATTTGTGCATTTTGATGAGCGTCACTTATCCCGAGTGTTCGATCTTTTAAACAAATTCAGAGGGGAGTATAGTCAGATCATACTTGTATCTCATCTGGAGCAGTTAAAGAGGAATGCGAATTTCTGCATAGACATCGAGAGGGATTCAACGAGCGGGGAGAGTAAAGTGGTCTACGGTGTCGCCCAACGTGTCGATTCACCGAAGAAACGAGGTCGTCCGAAGAAGGTTTACTGAAGCAGCTTGCGTCTGCGACGCCGCGTTTGAAAGCTAATAATCAGTCGATCAATTGCAAATCCAAGAGTATTTTCGGATTCCCGTGAAGTCCATGAATTCGTCGGCTAGTCTGGGGTATCCGTCAAAGACCCGTAAAAACTTAGAAAATGCATCCTCTTTGCGGAGTTTGCCACTCTTATAGTCTGAGATGACATCCAAAAAAGATCTGTAGACGGTACTGTTCGTCCTGGACTTCACACTAAGTACCAACGCCTTAGCGCTCGCGAACTTAGCGCTCGCGACATCGCGAGGCACTCGCGTGACAGGAAGCATCTCTCGCGTTTCCCAGCCGTCTGGTGTGATGCCTGGCTTCTCGTCGAGCCATGCCTGCACGGTATCGCGCATGGCCATATTGGTGACCAGATTTATTGACGTAGACGTAATCCAAACGTTGGTCATTGGATCAGTCTGGCGGATCTGTAGATGCCGCTCGATGGCCGCCCTCTCATACGTGTGACCTGACTCCGGCAACATCACTGGGTCGCGGAACATCTCGCGGGTGATCGGGCACAAAAGGTGATATGGCTCTTCCACCTTGACCCTCTGCGCAACATGCTCTTCGTCATCTTCGTCAGCAGTGAGGTCGATAACAGTGCGCTCGCGTTTCACCATCTCTCGACTCGATGCGCGCGTTCCCGATGTCGACACTCGACACGGTGCAGCCATATACTGACCGCCGCGACCCGTCTAGTTCCGCATAGTTCCGTAGTATTTAATGATTTTTCCCATACTACTACTTCTTTTTAGTACTTGAATAATTTCAAAAAAGCCTAAACATGACTCACAACGACGCGCACACGA